AAAATTAACAAAAACTACAATATCGTTTTCTGAAGATATATCGTGAGTTAGAGTGACAGTAGTTCCTGTTGTACTTGTGAATCTATCTAGTAATCCTGAAGAAAATGTTGCTTTTGGTGGGAGTCCAATATAACTCATTATTTACTCCTATGTGATTTCTAATATTGATAATGTTGCGTCTAATTTTGCTGATACTGAACAATCAATTTTAATAATATCAGTTGCTTGTGCAACAACTTTACCACCTGTTAAAAGTTCTAATGATGACCCAGCTGGAATTGATACATCTTTTACTAATAAAACTGTTTCGTTTGTTTCTGTATCTGATGTGTCCGATACTAATTGAACTGAAGCTGTGACTCCTGTTGTGTGAATATTACAAAGTGTTAATCCAATAACTACTGTTGTTGTAGATGATGGAACTGTGTAAAGAGTTAATGGAGTTCCAGCACTTGACGGCATCGCACCATTTGTTTTTACCTTAAACGTATTTGCCATTTATTCTCCTTATCCTAAAGCTATTGCAAGTGGCAGAGCATTTGGGTCGGCTTCTGTTATTGTTCCTGTTACCGATGCTGAACTTGTTATTGCATTTGATGTTATATTAATACTAAATAATTCTATGTTATCTGATCCATCATTTATTTTAATTTTTAAAAATCCTGAAGTTCCTGAATCTACCCAAATCGTGCCTTGTGCAACCGAACTTGGTGCTGAAGTGCCTAAATGACTTGTGTTCACTGCTCCTAGAATATTATTTAATTCTGTTCTAAAAGAAGCAAATCCTTGATTGGCTAAAACTACATCTGATACTTGACTCATATTTAATCCTTATAGTTTACTTTAATTAACTTTTCAACCCATATCCAAAAACTTGATAATCAAAAGTTCTGCTAATTCCTGTATTACTACTATTATAAAACCTGATTGTAAAGCCTGTTTTAGATTTACTTGTTATTTGGTAATAATCTCCTGTCTGCAATCCTTGAGCTGATATTCCTATGCTAGGAGTTGCATAAAAAGAATTTGTAAAAACTATTGCTTGTCCTGATGCAGATGCCACCACATCCTCTCCTGACTCTGTTCTAAACTCAAAGTTTATTTTATATTGTAAACTGTGAACTTTTGCTCTGACCTTATTATTATCACTAACAATTTTACATCTGAATTTAAAAAATCTGCCTTTTATTGTGCTTTGTTGTGATATTTTTTGAAAAGAAGTTATACTTGCTAAACTTGTATCACTAACACCCACTTGTATTTCAGCTCCAGCAAATATTTCAGCAGATCCATCAAAAGGTGCTTTTGCATCCTCAAATAAACTTGCACCTCTACCTGAATCAAATAAATCGTATTCATCTTCAGAAGTCATACCTAAAACAACACCTAAATTAACATCATAAACTGCATCTAAACTAATAGTGTTTGCAAATGTGTAAAAACCTGATGATTGAATATTATTATTAAAATTAGTTGGATTAGAAGTGGAGTCAGTTCCACCAAGATCAAAGACTCCTTCAGCTGATTCTATATTGCCAACCCCACTATCAAATTGTGTGATTGTGTCTAATATTAAAACCTTTCTACCTTGATTATCCTCTGACAAAGCAACATTACTATCTCTTGTTCCTAAAAAATCTGCCATTATTCACTCACTGTTAATATATTTTTAAATTGTTGTAACCCTGAAATATTAGTTGTCACAATTGATGCTTCTGCACTTGCATTTCCTAATTTATCAACTGCCTTAATTAAAAACGATCCTGTTTGTGCATTCACTGTTAAACTGTTTGATTTTCTTCTAACGACTTTTGCAAGAGGACTACTTGCATTCCAAGTTGCACCACTTAAAACATCTTGATACCTTATTTCGTACCAAGATATATCTAAATCAGCAACAGGAGTCCAAGATAACTCCATTTGATTTGATCCAACTAAACTAACAGATAAATCATCAACATCTGCTGGTGTTTCTGTTGCACCCACAATTTTTCTTGAAGCACTAGTATAACTTGATGAAACTCCAAAACTGTTAATTGCTTTCACTCTCACATTATAAGTAACATCATCAACTGCGTTTAACAATTCATGTCTTAATTGTGTTCCATTTGAAATAATTTTAAAATTTGATTCTGTGCTTTGCTTTGCTTCAACTTGATAATATTGAACAAATTTATCTGTACTTGCACCAATAACAATATTTAATCTTGTTAAAACAACCCCATCAGCATATTCAATCATTTCATCAGATAAAGTGACACTTGCTGGTGCTTGAACTGAAAATGGATTAGGTAAATTAGTAGCTGGTGTGCTTGCAACTTGTCCTTTTGTTGCAAAGGTGTAGTGCGATGCCTGATATTCAACCAAAGCTAAACTTATTGTGTAATCTTCATTAAATGACATTGAAATAACTCTGAAGGCTTTAGAGCTGAATCCTAAAGAAGAAATTGAAACGTTAACTATATCTCCAATATGAAGTTCGTATGCTTTAAAACCACAATTGACATTTAATCCTAAAGAGTCTCTTGATCTTCTTAATATTATTTCTGCCATCTCTTCTGCTTGATAAGGGCTAGTTAAAGTTCTAAAATCAAATCTTCCCTCTAGTAAAAATCCCCCATCAACAGATTTCATGGTTGCGTGTTTGTCTGCAGTTGCATAACCACTATCGTCGATTGCTGGATATTGAATCTCATCTACTTGATAATTTCTGTCAGGGTTTACAAATGAAACAATGACTCTGTTATATTTAGAATTTTTTGATGGAGAGGCCAAAGCATAACCACCAATAATATCATCTTCTGTTAAAGAAACAGATGCAGTTCCTGTGGTTTCAATATTAAGTCTATATTTGCCTTGAACATAAGGTAAATATCCTCTCATCCCTTTTATTATTTCTCTAACGTTATCAATAACCTTTTTGGATGTATCTATAACTGCGTTGCAATCAAATAAATTAATATCACTTCCTCCTGAAAAAGGAGTGACTTGTGTTACGCAAACTTGTGATGCATCATAAAAACTTTGTAAATCTAAACTTGATGTTGCAATTCCTTTTCCATACCTTTCATTTCTTAAATAATCTAATAAACAAAAAGCTGGATTTGATGAGAAACTTGCAGTTTGTTCAGATAAGTTGGATGCAAGAGTAACAATTTTTCTTCCTTTAACTTTTGCTTGAACAGTTGGTATTCCTCCAAATACATCAGGATTCCATTTAAATTTAAGTGCTAGATAACAAAGTCCTGATAGTTTATGATTGCTACCCCAAGATGATAAGCCTGATAACAATGATGAAGCACTTTGTCCATCTGATCCTAGATGAGGCTCGATTGTTATTGTGCTTTCAGCTGACGACCCTTCAACATTTGGATCAGCCTTAAAAAAATTAGAATCTGAACTAGCAACAGTTCTTTGTGTGTTATCTGTTAAAGCACCATTGAATGTGACCACCTTATCATCAACTCTTATTTCTTCAATTGAGTTAATCTCTCCTTCACACAAAACTAAAGCTACATATAAAAACTCATTATCTGTTCCTGATGCCTCAATAAAAACTCTTGTTCCTCCAATAAGTCTTTCTCCATAAACAACAGGAATTGATGCATCATTTGATTGTTTATTAACTAAAATACCTTTTTCAGTTGCATCAAAATCATCTGTCCCAAAATCAGGTATGTCAGGCTTTCTTGATCTTGCAAACAACCAACCTACAGCAAAAACACCTAAAGCAACCCAAGGGTTTAGATTTTTAACAAAATTAAAAATTCTAACTACTTTAACTGCTTTTTTAACTGCCTTAAATACTTTACCCATTCCAAGATTCCCTTACTGTTCTTTTAACAATATTTCTTACACCATTATCCTTGTTTAACCTTAACCATTGAGTTTGTTTATTAACTCCTAAATATTTTGTTATATTTTTAAGTGACCATTGGTATATTTCTTTAACATTTTTTTTTGCTAAAAAATCAAGATGAACAAATATATTACCTGAATTAAACTCTTCAACTATTCCTGTTTTTAAAAAATAATTAAGGTTATTTTGATCTAAAAAAGTCCAACTGACAAAACCATATATTCCACTTTCATCTTCAAAAACTTTATATTGGTTATATTTAAAACAATCTTTATTTTCATCAAAGATAATTTCATCTGAAAAACAACTATATCTGTCAAATGATTTATAAAATTTAATTATCTCGTGCATTATTTTCTACCCCATTTTATATCAAGGACAGTTTGACTTGAAAATTCCATCCCAACATCTGTGCTGAAGAATCTTTGTTGTGAATTTTTATTAGTTTTTCTACCTGATTTTTTTTCAAAATCTGCCCAATGAGAAACCACAGTTAATTGAAGTGCTGATTCGTTCTCTGATTCGCTTACTGCAAATGTATCAATCGTTCCTTCATATAATAATATTGGATCAGCAATAATTGTGTTTGTTGAACTTAATAATCCTCTGAATATAACAACACTATCATTAACAATATTTTCATTTAAAGCAGTGGATATAAATGTTTGATCTGCACCTGATAAAGTTAAACTCAAAGATGATTTTGTTATATCTGTTTCTTCTGTAAATGATGGTATTGAAACTAAAAAAGGAGATGCAGTGTAGGTTGTGCTAGAGCCTGATATTGATGAAGTTAAATCAAAACTGTTATCTGTTAAATTAACAGGAGTGGAAAAATTAATTGTGACAAGGTGAATAGGTCGTATTTCATTTGTCGCTAGTTCGTTCTTTACTGCTGTTGTTAAGGCTCTCGTCATATTTCTCGTATGTTGATCTGTTTATTTTCTCACTTCCTTTTATCATAACAAAACTAAAACTGCTATCAGGAGTTTTATACTGTTTTAAATCATTTTTAACAGTATCAATTTCAGATTCATCGACAACTTTCTCAACCATAAAGTCAGCATTGACCCAATGCTTTATTAAATATTTAGCCATTATAAAGATTCTTCTACATCAAATTCAAATTGATATAACACATCTCCATCTTTATTACTTCCAACTGCACCAAATTGCTGGACATCATTTGTTAAATGAACTGTGAAAGTAACATTGTTATAAGTGACAATTGCATCATCTGAAACGTTTGCAATTAAAGGTGGCTCAATAGTTACTGTCGATGCATTTGATGATGAGGTCACATCTTCAACAATCATATAAACTTTAGTTTGACCAGCAAATGTTATTAGATCTCCAGCTTTAAATCTTCCAGCACCATCTCCAGCAAATCCATCCATAGCAATCGTTGTGTCCCCAGCTGTGTGGCTTCCATTGACCCTTACAGTTCCATTTTCTGTTCCTTTTGTGCTTTTTACATCAGGTGGAATAATTGTGAAGTTCTCCTTGCCTGATCTTTGTTTAATTATAAAGGCCATAAGACTTCCATATATATCTGATCTTTTTCCTGTGATAACTCTTGCAGTGAAACCAAATCTTTGATTGTCAACTGTTCTTGCTAGTTTTTTTCCATTTATAGATTTAGATATAATTGTGTTTTGAACAGATTGAATACCCATAGTCTCAAATTTTGCAGTTGATATTGGAAAAGCACCAGCCATTATACTAACTCTCCTCTTCCTTTTTCTGATAAAGCATTATTAATTATTGCAGTTATTGTTCCTCTGTTTTCTTGTAAAGCATCATCAAATCCTCTTGAGTCAATTGTGTTAATTGTGAAGTTAACGTTAACGTTTCCTCCTCCTGTTCCTCTTGCTGATTGTGTTATTTGGCCTGAAGAGTTTGGTATGAATAACTCTGCACCTCTCTCCCCAACAACAACAGGCTGACCTTTTGAAACTGCTCCACCTTTAGCAAAAAAACCTCCTCCACCTGATCCTCCAGTTAATAAATTTAAAACTGCTTGACGTTTCATTTCTGTTGTCTGTGATCTTAATTCGTTTGTGATTTTTTCTTCAGTTTCTAATTGATCTGTTTTAAGGGCATTTCTGATTGTTTCTTGAATAACTAATTGGATTGTGAAAGCTACAATATCAACTAACAATCTTTGTGCAATTTCCTTAAACGTCATGTTTAAATCTTTTCCAAGAACTAGTGCCTCTGCTAATCCTCTTGAAAAGGCTTTAATTCCACTTTGAGCCATTTTGCCAAGTGTTGCATTAATAGATTCAAAGTCTTTTTTAAATGCTTCTAAAATATTATCTTTAACTTTTTGTAAATTTAATCCAGCTTCTTCTGTTTCATTTGTAAAGTTGGTTGCACTTTTCATCAGTTCATCCATAGACTTTTTTGAAGCTATAATATTCTCATCAATTTTAGCAATAAACTCATTTGCCTTTTTAAACATTCCACCCATAGACTCTTGATCTTTTGCACCAAAAATTTTATTTGTAAGTTCATCAAGATCAACACCCATTTTTTTTAAAAGAGCTAAAATACCAACAACTGCTATTTTTCCACCTCTTCCAAGCATCAAGAAACCAATTATACCCATTTCTCTTATTGCTGGAGGCAATGCTTTAACGACTTCTATAAGACCAGCCAGACCATTATTTATAACTCTAAACAATGGTGCTACAATATCCATAAGTCCAGCCATACCTAAAATAAATTGTTTTATAAAGTTGACCATTCCTTGACCAACTGCAGTGGAAAAATTACTTAATGCTTTTGAGTTTTCTTCAATCATTCTGTTAATGACAACAAGTGCATTTTTAACAAAATCAAAAAAACCAGCTTCGTTTGTTTCTAATTTAAACTTAAATAATTTATCGCCAAGCATTGACAATGTTCCTGAAAAGGTTGTCGCTAAAACTTCTGTTGCTTTTGAGAATCTACCATTTTCTCCAAACAGTTCTTCAAACCTTGCTATTGTTTCTTCAGTTGTCACTGTCATTCCAGCTTTAAATCCAAGTAAGGCTCTAACACCTCTTTCTCTAAATAAATCAGCTGATCCAATACCTGATGAGAATGATCTTTGTATTTGTTCAGCAGTTGTTCTAAAATCTAGTCCTGTTACAGATGCAACATTACCAGTGATTTTTAAAACCTTTTGTAGTTCTTCTGCATTTTTTGTGACTACTGCCAAGTTTCCTGAAGCTGATGCTATTTCCTCAAGAGAGAAAGGAACTTTACCAGCAAAGTCAATTAAACCTTTAAATGCTTTCTGACCTTCCTCAACATTACCAAATAAAAAATTAAATCTTATTCCTAGTTCTTCTACTTCTCTTCCAACATTTACAAATGATCTGACAACAAAACCACCACCAATTCCAATTAAAGCTGATTGAACTGAAAATATAGATGCTCTTAAATTTGATAATCCAGCACGTATTCCATTAAAGGCTTGTCTTGTTTTATCTCGTGCTAATATATTGAGTACTAAATTCTGTGCCATTATCTATGCCTTGATTTATTCATAGCCTGTTGTTGTTCTTCTTGTTCTAATAAAAGATAGCCTAACCAATGGTTATATTCCCACACTTCCATTTGTAAAACATCTTGTAAAGATATTTTTAACCTATCAGCTACAATAAAACAATTCTTTAATTCAGGATCGGATTTTAGTTTTTTTTTACTTCTTCAGGATTGATAGCTTTTACCATTTCAGTGGCTATCCTAGAAAGGACATCAGAGTCAACTTTATGCATCAAAGCTAATTTATCTTCTAATGTGAACAGCTTGTTGCCATCCTTATCTAGTGCTTTCATAACTAGAATATCAGCAAGAATACTTACATCATTCAAATTATCTGACTTTTTAAAAAGTTTATTTTTTTCAGATAGGGTTATAGGATTCCAATATATAACACTTGGATTACCAGCCTCGTCTTTCCATTCCTCAACCTCTATATGTTGAACACCTAAAGATTCAAAATGAGATTTTGCAGAGTCTATTAACTTCATAAAGTCTTATTAGACAGTACCTCGAGTTAATGCTCCTGTTCCTTGAAATGTAACTGATCTAGTAACTACTGCATCCATCCCATTTGTAACTGACATTCCTGTAACAATTCCTGATCCACTAAAACTTTCATCTCCTGATGTTGCACCTTCAGGTAATAAGATAAAAGCAATAGAACTTCCAACTGTTAAAGTTTGTTGTGGGGAGTCAGTTTCATCGTAGTTCATGTCTAATGATCCACTAAATGAAGTTCTCCCAGCTACGAATGATTTAGTTGCATCAGATAATTCTGTATCTTCTACAACATCAGCAGTAGTTTCAAGTGTGAATCCAGATAGTTCGCCTATCGCAGTTCCACCAGCTTTAACTACACCTTCTTTTCCGTGATGTGTTGCCATTTGCTATCCTTCTTTGGTTGTGGTTTATTTTCTTTTTCTCGTTTATAGCCAAGTTCTAAAAAATTATCAAGCTGTGTTTCGTTGATAATTACTTCGTGACCATCTTTGTATAATTTAATATCTTTTGCCATGTGTCCTTTTACTATTATTCATCGTTCTCGTCAATATCTTCATCTTCCCAATCATTATCCTCTTCATCATCAACCACGTTGTCTTCATCATATTCTCTGTGGTTATCAACAAGTTCTCTAATGTCTTGAGTCAACTCTTCAATTTTGTCTAATTTTTTATCAATCTTATCTAAATTTTTATCAGCCATTGTTTATCCTATGGGGTTGCACTATCATGTTCATAAATCACTCTAACAACCATACTGATAGCACCATATGGAAAGAGTGTACCAGCATCAGTTTCTAAAGATATAACCTCTGTGTCTAATGCTTTGTTATTTCTAGTTATATCAGTTTCAAGAGCTGTTTCAATGGCACTTGCTAAATTATTTCTTGCAGTATCAATATTGTCTTCACTGCCTTTAACATATCCTGTTATTAAAAATTCTAAATTATTTATTCTTGTTTTTGCACCACTTCCAAGTTCAGAGTCCTCTTTTGTTTCCTCTTGAGTTTGAACTAAAACTGCTGGATACTGTGATTGTGCTAATTCCTCTAAATTAAAAGGTTGACGTGTCACCTTCCTAACTGCTGGACTTGATATATTAGTAATCGTGGTTGTTATATGACTTGCTATATCTTCTCGTTTGCTCATATCTTCATCCTTCTAATTTCTTTTTTCATAAAATCTTCAAATGTTTTTCTAATTAATTTTTCTGTTTTTAAATTATAAGCAAAGAATTTTCTAACAGGAAGTTTGCCCTCGCCTTGATTATGCCATAATGCTTTTTTTGCCTCTGTTTGACTTCTGAAAAATACTTGTGCTTTATTTTTATTTCTTATTTTTGAGTCAATTGATTGTAGCATTCTGTTTGAGTCTTGAAGATTTACAACTGTTTTACCTTTTTCTTCAGCATATTGAGGACTATAAGGAACAAATTTTCTTTTATTAAAATCTAATCCTCTGTCAGTTCTTGTTATAATTATTTCTTTTAATTGTACTCCAGCTTGTTCTAAACCCTTTGTAACAATATTTGGAAACCTTTTAAAAAATTTATTAAATCGTTTGCTTACGATTGGCAGATTAGATGTGACTCTTCCAGCTAACATTATCTGTTTAATCTTCTGTGGCCATGCAAAGGCTCTCTTTCATTCACTGCTATCGTTTGGTTTGCATCTGTGTCGTATTCAACACCATCTTCTAAAATTGATTGCATTTCCTTGTTATATTGTGAATTATAAAACTCAATCATTCTCTCGAATCTATCCTTATCAGCTTCAGGTCTAAATTTAGTTAATGCTGGTAAATAAAATCTTGATAAGAATAAATAAACACCAGCTCTTTCAAATTGATCTAAATTAACTTTAGTGTTTACCATTTCTGCAGTGTTAAGAACTGTTATATCAGTGTAAACATTTGTTTTATAAACAGGCCACCATCTTATTCTAAGTTCTCTTAAAATATCATTTGTTGTTTGAGCTAAAAAATTTGTTGTTTCTGTTGCAGTTGTTGAAATACCAAAATCAAAAGCATCTGGTTGATACTTTAAAACATCAGATGTAGTTATAACATCTGCACCAGTGTAATTAGCCATATTAGAATACCCAAGTTAAAATTACTGCAACAACTATAACAACTCCAATAGTTACCTTTTTATTGTCTTTAGCAAGTTTCCAATATTTTTTTAAATTATTCATGTCTTTTTCCTTGTTTTTTTTTTCTTTGGTTTAAGTTCAACAACTTTATCAGAAATATCTTTTACTGTCGCTTTTTTAATTTCTTTTTTTACTGCATCAACAGGAGTAAAACCTCTCATTTTATAATGATTTAAATTAGCTTCGTATTGCTCTTTTGGTCTTGTAATTGTTTTTTTTCCATTTGTTAATTTTATGTCCATAAATTCTCCATTATTAAATGTGAGGGCAGTTTCCCACCCTCACAAAGTATCCAGTTATTATTGGATTGATGAATCAGCTAATAGTTCAACACCATAACTGTCGTGTAATTC